GGCAAAGCAAATTTTTAAAAATTAAAAAAAAGTGTATATTGTATTTGAACCACACCATGAAACCTTTTTGACTACATACATGATGCCTTCTGGACATGGGTTGAACATATATTCCGCACCGGCCCCGCCGGCCAGGATAAAGAAAGCGTCCGACCCACAGCTTGAGATGATATATGATGGTGCGAAAGCAGGGCTGAAGACGGAGGACTCGATCGCGTACAACGCCGGGCTGACTCCACAGGAGTACAGGCACCTCAAGCAGGTTGACTCCCGGGTTGCAATGGCGGAGCAGGCGGGGAAGGCGGAGGGTGAGTTGGAAATGGCCTCGATCATAATAGCCGCTGCGAAGAAGGGTGATGCTAAATCGGCGCTCGAGATGTTGAAGCACGCACATGGTTGGACAGCCGCGCAGCATATCAAGCATGAAGGTGATCTTACAATCACACTGACTACTGGTGTTCCACATACACCGAGTTATAATGTATTGGAAGATCCAGATGACCTAGGGGAGGTCTAATGGCGAATATCGACTTGGGGTATACTCCCCGCGAGTGGCAGAAAGAGGTCCATCTGGCGAAAAAGCGCTTTAACGTACTTGCTCTGCACAGACGCGCAGGTAAGACTGTGCTCGCGGTAATGGAGCTAGTTGAGAACTCGGTAGCGTTCAAGCTTGACCTGGGGTTCTTTGCATATGTGGCTCCTTTTCTGCGGCAGGCGAAGGCGGTGGCCTGGGCGATGTTGAAACAAAGGCTTGAGCCGCTCCGCCTGGCCGGGGCGATCGAGATAGGAGAGGTGGAATTATCAATCAAATTTAAACATAATGGGACAACGATACGCCTTTTTGGCGCTGACAACCCTGATGCTATGCGTGGTCTACGCCTTGATGGAGTGGTTATCGATGAGGTCGCTCAGATCCGTCCAGAAGTCTGGCAGGATGTCATCCAACCAGCACTCTCCGATCGAAAGGGGTGGGCGATCTTCATTGGTACCCCCAATGGAATCAATCTTTTCAGCGAGATCTTTTTTGCTGGAGAGAGGTTGCCCGAGTGGCACACTGCGAAATATACGGTATATGATACCGATGCTCTTGATCCGGAAGAGGTTGCGCGTCTGAAGAGAGATATGCCTGAGCGTGCATTCGCCAGGGAGTTTCTTTGTGATTTTGCGGCCGGCGGCGAGGACCAGCTCATCAGCCTGGGGGATGTGGAGGCGGCGGCCAAGAGGTACTACCACGAGACTGAGGTGCAGAAGGCACCGAAGGTGATGGGTGTCGACCCTGCGAGGTTCGGTGATGACAAGTCCGTGGTAGTGATCCGGCAGGGGTTGAAGATGAATGAGCCATGGGTGTACCATGGGTTGGATAACATGGAGGTGGCGGACGTTGTGGCCAGGCTCATCGAGGAGCACCAGCCTGACGCGGTGTTCATCGACGCTGGCGCGGGGGCAGGGGTCATAGACAGGCTACGCCAGCTCGGCTACGACGTCATCGAGGTGCCGTTCAACGGGAGGGCCAACCGGGATGATCTCTTCGTGAACAAGAGGGCGGAGATGTGGTGGGATATGAAGGAGTGGATACGGTCTGGGGGCGCGATCCCGAACGACAACATACTCAAACAGGAGCTGGCGACACCGACGTACAGATACAACCAGCAGGGGAAGCGCCAGATGGAGTCGAAAGACCAGATCAAAGAGCGGTTGATGGGCGCTTCCACGGATAGAGCCGACGCACTTGTACTTACACTCGCGCACCCTGTCCAGAGAAAGAATCCGTTGTCTAAATTTCAGGAGAAAAGGCAGAAGCGGGTGTATGAGTACGACCCGTACTGTTACAAACCATAAAAGGAGATAGGTATGATACGTCTAGCTACAATAGAGGATATGCCTGAGATGATAAGGATCGGTAGGAACTTCTCTGGGTTCGTCCCACATGGCGACGGCATAATACCGGATGATGAGCAGTTGGAGCGTTCCCTCACGACATTGTTCAATCTCGGAGGTGTAGTCTTCTTAGCTGAGAAGGGTGGTGAGGTCATCGGTGGTCTCGTCGCCATATTATCCCCCGTTTGGTATAATATGGACCGTTTTTATGCTACGGAGCTTGGATGGTGGGTCGAGAAGGAGCACCGTACAGGCACTACAGCTCTACGACTGGTAAAGGTTTTCGAGAAATGGGCCAAAGACTCCGGGGCGGAGTACGCTACTATGTGTAATATGATACACGCGAACGAAAAACAAATCGGTGTTGTTTATGAAAAAAAAGGATATATTATGGTAGAGCAAACATTCATGAAAAAAATATAGTCATGCCAGCATTCACATCCATCGCTCTTGGTGTTCTCGCCGCAGGATCTATCGGTGCCTCAATTTACGCAGGTGAGCAACAGAGCAAGATACAGAAAGAGGCCCTTGAACAGCAGGAGGCCGCGCAGGCGGAAGCGAAGACAGCCGCGGAAGCACAAGCTAAATCGAGCGAGGAGGCTATCAACGCAGCTACGCAGAAGTCACCAGACGTGTCTAGGCTTATAGACCGTGCGGCCGAGGGGGGTTCGCCGATGAGCACTATGTTGACAGGGCCCCTTGGAGTCAGTAAAGATGAGTTGAATCTCGGTAAGAAAACGCTACTTGGATCTTGATATGGGGATGTTCGCGGTGTCGAAAGGTGTAGAGGCCCTTGCAGCTCTTGCAGCTAGGGCTAGAGATGAAGACCTTGGAGGTAAAAAAGGGCCTGTAGGTGATGCAGCTGATCGGATATACGGTTCTGGTGGTGGGCGTGCATCTGGTAGGGCTACAAGAGACAGACAGAACCAGGCGGCCAACGCAGGGTCTGGAGTTCCGAAGGCGTCTGTGACTGCCGCGACAGCAAGTGCGACGAAGAAACAAACCTTAATGGGGTCTTAATGTACGATATCGATCCAATGCGCACTCCGCAGGAGAAGAGAGATAAACTGAAGCAACGCTGGTCGTCTTTACGATCTGAGCGGTCCTCCTGGATTTCGCATTGGGAGGAGATATCTACGTACATCCTGCCACGCAACGGGAGGTACTTTGCGTCCGACCGCAACAAAGGCACGCGCAAACACAATAACATTTATGACAGCACCGGCACACACGCGCTTCGTGTGCTCGGGGCAGGTATGATGGCGGGTGCCACATCACCAGCCAGACCGTGGTTCACGCTTGCGACATCGGATCCGGAGATAAACAAATACCAGCCTGTCCGGATCTGGTTGTCTGACGTCACACGTCTGATGCAGGCTATCTTCCAGAAGAGCAACACCTACCGCGCTCTGCACAGCATTTATGAAGAACTCGGTGCTTTCGGCACTGCGAGCTCTATTGTACTCCCAAGCTTCCAGAATGTCATACATCACTACCCGGTCACCATCGGCGAGTACGCTATTGCCACCGACTACCAGGGAAACGTCTGCACCATCTATCGTGAGTTTGACAAGACGGTGTCGGAGCTTGTCAAGGAGTTCGGGTATAAGAACTGCTCCAGCACGGTGCAGAATATGTACGACAGAGGAAATCTCGACCAGTGGGTGACGATCATTCACGCCATAGAGCCTAGGGATGATAGAGACTCACGCAAGAGGGACAGCAAGAACATGCCGTGGAAGAGTTGTTATTTCGAGTCTGGGTGCCAGGACGACAAGCTTCTGCGGGAGAGCGGGTTCAACAGCTTTCCGGCTCTTGTACCACGTTGGGTGGTAACTGGAGGGGACATTTACGGTAACTCGCCAGGCATGGAGGCTCTTGGCGATATCAAGCAGCTTCAGCACGAGCAGTTGAGGAAAGCACAGGGCATTGACTACCAGACCAACCCTCCTCTTCAGGTGCCAACGAGCATGGCCAACAGAGATATCGAGCGTTTGCCAGGCGGGATCACCTTTGTAGACGGATCGAGCAACGGTATCAAGACCGCGTTCGAAGTGCAGCTCAACTTGAACCATCTACTTGCGGATATCCAGGATGTGCGTCAGCGCATCAACTCTACGTTCTACGCCGATCTGTTCCTGATGCTCGCGTCCGCCGGGGCTGCCAACACTCGTATGACGGCCACAGAGGTAGCAGAAAGACACGAGGAGAAGCTTTTGATGCTCGGGCCTGTCATGGAGCGTCTGCACAACGAACTGCTCTCTCCGCTCATCAATATGACGTTTGATCGAATTGTCGAGGCAGGTATCCTACCCCCACCCCCGGCTGAGCTTCAGGGTATCGATCTTAATATTGAGTTCATTTCGGTGCTTGCACAGGCGCAGAAGGCTGTGGGAACGAACTCGGTAGACCGTCTCGTTGGTAATCTCGGAGCAGTAGCGCAGTTCAAACCTGACGTGCTCGATAAGTTTGATGCGGACCAGTGGGTGGATGCGTACTCAGATATGCTTGGTGTTGACCCGAGGCTTATCCTGGCCAACGACCAGGTCGCTGTCATACGTGAAGCCAGAGCGAAAGCGCAGGCGGCACAGGCGCAGTCTGAGGCTATGCTTCAGCAGTCACAGACAGCCAAGAACCTCGCTGGTGCGGACACAGGAGATCAGAACGCGCTCACAGATATAACCGGTGGCCTTATGGGCTACTCGTCTCCATCACCATCAAACATTTAACCTATGGATTACCAGGTACTTTTTAACATCACGTTCGGAGTCGCAAGCGCGGCGATGGGGGCTATACTCAAGACCATATGGGACGCGATTCGGATCCTTGAGGACAAAATTCACGACGACTTTGTTCGAAGAGACGACTTCAAAGAAGCGATACGGGATATCCGCCAGGACATCAACGTCATTTTCAGTAAGATCGAAACAACGGTGTCTCTCATCTACAAGAAACTTGAAGATAAATAACATAACAATATACCCATGGCTATTCAAGAGATCCAGAACATTCCGTATGCTACACAGGACAGCCTCCCCTTGACTCCGGAGCTCGGAAGTGAGAAGAAGTACACCGAGGTGGAAGCGGGCACTACTGCTGTGACGCATGTTTTGCAGAGCGGCACCAGGCTAATAGAGGTCCAGTCTGCGGACTATGATGTACGATTCAGGTACCTTACCGCCTCTGACACAGACGCGTGTACCTCCAGTAACGCGATGGGGTGTGTGCAGATAGGATCCTTCCGTCAGTTCCAGCTCCCGCTCACAGGCGCGGTTAGTATTTCACTGCTTGCGCTCGGAACAACGAACGTGGTCATAATCGAGTACTAATATGGCATTCGGGCAAATAGGTCAACTTGGTAGACTTGGCCAGCTTGGTGGTATAACTGCGCCGGTACGGCCAAAATCGCGGTTCCCCGACGGCGCGACTTGGAATGAAACTGCCGATAGCTACACGACAATAGGACGTGCGCCGTACTATGTTCACGATGCTATGCGGCCGTGCCTCGTCACTCCTGGCGCTGAAGGCACGTCGGACATCGTACTGATGAAGACCGACTATACCAAGCGGGCTGATACGGGCGATACGGTGGCGCTGGACGGCTCTCAAGGGCAAGTGATGATGCGTATACCCAAGTTCTGGTATCGCTACGACTACAGCAGCCCTACACATCAGTGGGAAGTCAGTCCTGTGGCGAAGAGTGGCTTTACTCTGCACCCTGCATTTGTCAAGGGAGAGACAGAGATGCAGTACCGATACATCGGGATATACGAAGCCTGCGGGTACGACGTGAGTGCTGGTGCCTATGTCGACGGTGACGGCACAAATAGCTGGCTGGACAGAGTAAACGACAAGTTC